CAGCATAAGCAGTATATTGATAACTGGTGGAACGCTATTACTTATACACCAGCAGGTGTTCTGAGTTTATCTGATAACTTTGATCAGCTCTTTCAAAGAGAGAAGAAAGAATCAGTCCCTTATCCTTGGCATGGTCTTAATCAAAAGCTACTAGGTCTTAGGCAGGGTGAGCTAGTTACGTTTACTGGTGGTACTGGACTAGGTAAGACTTCCATAATTAGAGAGCTAGAGCATTGGTTACTCAAAGAGACAAAAGATACTATCGGTATCATTGCACTAGAGGAAGATTGGACTAGGACTGCAGATGGCATTATATCTATCGAGGCAAACAAACAACTCTATATCGACTCTATACGTGAGGACTTTGGGCAAGAAGCTTATGAAGAGGTAGCTCACAATATTATGGGTGGTGACAATAAAGACAGAGTTCTAGTCCACTCGCACTTTGGATCTAGTGATTTCGATGACATTCTATCCAAGATTAAATATATGGTAGTAGGTAGAGGATGTAAGTGGATTATCTTAGATCACTTACAGATGATAGTGTCTGCTTCAGAGCAAGGTAATGAGAGAGCTTTGATAGATAAGATTATGACTGATCTTAGAAAGCTAGTTGAAGAAACTAAGGTAGGTATGCTTTTGGTATCACACCTTAGAAGGCTAGAAGGTAATAAAGGACATGAGAATGGAGCTGCAGTATCTCTTAGCCACCTTAGAGGGTCTGGTGGTATAGCTCAGATATCAGATTGTGTTATCGCTATTGAAAGAGATCAACAATCAGAGGATGAATTAGAGGCCAGGACTACTCACCTTAGAATACTTAAGTCTCGTTATACTGGTAATGTTGGTATGGCAGCTCACCTTAGATATGACGATAAGACAGGTAGACTGCATGAGACAGAGTATGAGGAAGATGAGCTAACAGATGACATACCATTTTAGGAGTCAGAATCAGAGCGAGATACACTAAGGAGATTTAAAGTGAATAAACAACTATGGCAAAGAGCTTACCATCTTGGAAGGTTTGCATTTCGAGATGAAAAAGCAGCTTACATATCAGCTAACCATGAGGGGCTGGTAGAAGAAATGCATGTTGCAAGAGACTGTTGGGTGAGAGGGAATACTAATTGGGAAGACACTGACTTTATAAGTCGCTGCCAAAAAGTTTATCAACAGAAATTGTACGACAATTTGAATTATTCATAAAAAATAAATGGAGATAAACAAATAATGAATAAAACTATTGACGTTATTTCTTACGGAGAATGCTTTAGTGGCGAGGGATTTAAAGGTCGAGACCCTAAGTCAGGAAGACTTCGCATGTTCGTTAAAAATTATAGTGGCGATTGGTTTACCACTAACAACAAAGATTGGGAACCAGAATGTCCAGTGTCGCCAACTGTAACTTTTAATATTGTTACTAAATTTAAAAGGAAAAATTAGATGGGTAAAGTAAAAGACTTAGAAGTTGAAAGGTTAGAAAACCTAACTGAAGAAGAACAACAGAAAGAGATGGAGGAACAAGCATTTCTAGATATGCAACTAGAAGAGCATGAATCTAAAAATAATTAGGTGGAGGCTATGAGTAGTTATGTTTTTGACATTGAGACTGATGACATAGATGCCAATAAGATTTGGTGTCTATCAATGATAGATACACATACTGGTGTTCAAACATCTTTTGATCCTTCTCAAGTTAAAGAAGGGCTAGAGATATTATCTAAAGCTGACAAGCTAATAGGGCATAACATCATTGGATTTGATATCCCTGTTATTAAAAAACTAACTGGTATTAATCTAAGTAATAAAAAAATAATAGATACATTGGTTCTATCTCGACTCTTTAATCCAGTTAGAGAAGGGGGTCATGGTTTAGAAAGATGGGGTCAGACCTTGAAATCTAACAAGATAGACTTTCATAACTACTCTAGATATTCACTTGATATGCTGAAGTATTGTGAACAAGATGTTGCTTTAAATTTTAAAGTCTTCAAAAGACTTAGAAAAGAAGCTTCAGGGTTTACTAAGCGCAGCATCTATCTAGAACATGAGACTGCTAAGATAGTAACTACTCAAAGAGAATATGGCTTCTTGTTTGATTTAGAAGCTGGTATGAAGCTGGTAGCTAAACTTAACAGCAGGAAGTTTGAGATAGATAAAGAGATAAAAGAATCTTTCTTACCTAAAAAGAACCATATCAAGATACTTCCTAGATATAACAAAGATGGCAAGTTATTAAAGACAGGTAGTGTTCAGGTCAAAGGAGAAATTATATCTGGAGTAAGATTAACTCAAAAGGAGTTTGCTGAATTACAGACTAATAAATGTACTACAAGAGTAACTGAAACTGAATTCAATCCTAACTCTAGAAAACAAATAGGAGAGTACCTACAAGAGCTAGGCTGGAAGCCAAAAGAATTTACTCCTAAAGGCCAGCCCAAGGTAGATGAAAAGATATTAAGCGGTATAAAAAATATCTCTCAAGCTCAATTATTATCTGAGTTCTTAATGCTGCAAAAGAGGATAGCTCAGGTAGATTCTTGGCTAGATGATATGGAAAATGATAATCGAGTAAGGGGATTTGTAAATCATAACGGAACTATTACTGGTCGCATGACTCATAGAAATCCCAATATGGCTCAAGTACCTAGCGTTTCCTCTGAATATGGTGAGGAGTGTAGAGCCTGTTGGATAGTAAAGCCAGGGTATAAGCTAGTAGGAATAGATGCCTCTGGGCTTGAACTAAGAATGTTAGCTCACTATATGGGTGATAAGGAGTATATTGATGAAGTCATTAATGGAGACATCCACTCTACTAACCAAGAACTTGCTGGACTTAAATCAAGAGATCAGGCAAAAACTTTCATCTATGCACTTTTGTACGGAGCAGGAGATGAAAAACTTGGAACTGTGGTGGGAGGATCTAAACGAGATGGAAAAGAACTTAGAGAATCATTTATCACTAATCTCCCATCATTCAAAAATCTTAAAGGAAAGGTTGCAAGAGAAGCTAAAAAAGGTTTCATAAAAGGATTAGATGGACGTAAGCTTCTTATAAGAAGTGAACACTCTGCTTTAAATACTTTACTTCAGAGTGCTGGTTCTATTGTTATGAAACACGCATTAGTGGTATTCAATAATGCTTTGGGTTATAAAGATGCCCACTTTGTAGCTAACGTACATGATGAATGGCAGCTCGAAGTTAAAGAAGATATAGCCCCTATGGTAGGTAGCTTAGGAATAAAGTCCATTATCTTAGCAGGAGAGGATTTAGAACTTAACTGTCCGTTAGATGGAGAGTATAAGATAGGAAACAACTGGAGTGAAACTCACTAATGTTTACAACTAATCCTTGTATTAACTGTGGAACAACTTTATCTATATCTTTTAATTTTAGAAAGAGTAGAAATATATGTCGTAAATGTTTACAGACTATTAAGTATTCTCCTTTAGGTAGAGAGTATGTTCACGGAAAGATCAATCAGTTAATAGTAAATAAGTATTGGAAGTCTTCTAATAAAACAAAAGTTAACTATGGTAAACCTTATAGTGAACTGGAGATAACTAATGAGTAATCAAGTTATTGCAGATATATACAATAAGATTGAAAAGTTAAATACAGGAGAGCTAACAATCTCTGAAGAGATCATTGATACTTTTGTAGCAGACTTTAAAAACTCATTATTGGAATGGGCTACACCTAAGAAGAACTCAGGATTTCAATTAAGATTTTCTAACTTAGGTAAACCAGCAAGACAACTATGGTTTGAGAAAAGAAACCCTAGCACCAGCTTACCCTCTCCTATACTTCATATTAAGTTTCTATATGGTCACTTACTAGAACAATTAATATTATTTCTAGTAAGACTTTCTGGCAATACTGTAGAAGATACTCAGAAAGAAGTAACCATAAATAATATTAAAGGCCACATGGATTGTAAGATTAATGGAAAAATAGTTGATATAAAGTCTGCTTCTAAATATTCATTCCTTAAATTTAAGAATGGAACATTAAGAGAAGATGATCCATTTGGATATATAACTCAACTAACTGCTTATGAACAAGCAGACAATAGTTCTGAAGATAGTTACTTTCTAGTTATAGATAAAGAAACAGGTGAGCTTTGTGCATATACTCCTGAGTTTATGGATAAACCACACATAGAAAGTTTAATAGATGACCTAACTAAAGTAGTAAATGCTAGTGAGCCTCCAGACTTTTGCTATCCAACAATAGCTGAAGGTAAGAAAGGTAATTATAAACTACATAAGAACTGTACTTTTTGTCCTCATAAAAAAGAATGTCATAAAGATTGTAACGATGGTAAAGGACTTAGAGTATTTAATTACTCAAAAGGGTTAATGTACTTAACAGATGTTCAATCAACTCCCAATGTAGAGGAAGTTTATGAGTGGTAAAAAGTCTAAAGCTATTAGAAAACTAGCAAATGTTTTACTTCTTGATTGGTTAAATAGAAATTTACCAGAGGGTTCTGAAAACTTACCTCTTCAAGATATAGATAATTATCTTCCAAAAGATAAATACTTTGTAGATAGTGGTAACAGTAGAAGATGTAACTACTACACTAAGAAGTGGGCAGTTAACAAACTTAAAAGTTATTCTAGATCTAATCAACTATCTAGATTTTTACTTATAGAGAATCTATGACAAAAGTAAAGTCGGGTATAAGAAAGAAGAGAATACTACGCCCTGTAGAAGAGAATCTTGTTAAAGGTTATGACTCTAACTTTGAATACGAGCTACATACTACTTTACTAAAAGATTGGGACATACATACAGATACTTTAAATTATGTTGTAGAGCATGTTTATCATCCAGATTTTATTAAAAAGATAGGTAATAAAACAATATATTTAGAGGCTAAAGGTAGATTCTGGGACTACGCAGAGTTCAGTAAGTATATTTGGATACAGAAAGCTTTACCTAAAGATGTAGAGTTAGTATTTTTATTTGCTAATCCATCGGCACCTATGCCCCAAGCCAAAAGAAGAAAAGATGGAACCAAAAGATCTCATGGTGAATGGGCTGAAGCCAATGGATTTAGATGGTTCAGTAGATTTTCATTACCTAAAGAGTGGATTGATACTACTGCAGCAGTTCCTATAAATGAAAACTATCCAGAGGAATCTGAGTAATGTCTATAGAT